ACCCTCTTCCAAGTACAAATCACAAATCCAATTACTGGCCTCGCTGATTTGAAAGTACCATTTATGGTTAAAACCGCGGCGTTGCCTGGATCAACTCTAGGTTCTTATGTGGTTCCATACTTTGGTCGTCAAGTCAAATATGCCGGAGACAGAACGTTTGAAGATTGGCCTGTTACAATTATTAACGATGAAGACTTTTTAGTTCGCAATGCAATGGAAACATGGTCAAATGCAATAAATACTCATGATTCTAATGCACGGTCGTTACCACAGGATTACAAATCAAACGCGATTGTAACTCAATTTGGTAAAGATGGAAGTTTGCTTAGAACATATGTATTTGAGGGTATATATCCTGTCACTGTTGACGCGATACCCCTTTCATGGGAATCCACTGATGTGATCGAAGAATTTGGAGTTACATTCCAATACGATCTGTGGAGAGTTGAAGGAACCACTGGCACTTCAACTACTTAATTTATAGGATGATTAATTAATGCGAATTTTTGGATTTGAAATAAAAAAAGACGTTGGCGGTGCTGATGAAGACATTGCGGTTTCTTTTGTAGAACCGTCTAACGACGAAGGCGCGATTACCATAGGAAACTCTCTCGGGGGATCCTATGGTATTTCTATTAATATGGATGGCGACGCCAAAACTGAAGGCGAACTAGTAACAAAATACCGTAGTATGATGTTGCAGCCTGAAATTTCACAGGCCGTTGATGAAGTTATTAACGAAGCTATAAACATCGATTCGCACGAAAATGCTGTTGAAGTGGTTTTAGACGATACTGATTTACCAGATAAGGTAAAAAATAGGATAATAGAGGAATTTGAAGAAATTCTTCGTTTTCTTGACTTTTCAAATTATGGTTATGACATTTTCCAAAAGTTTTATGTTGACGGCAGATTAAATTATCATATTATTATAGACAATGAAAACTTAAAAGATGGTATAAAAGAAGTTCGTTATATTGATCCACGAAAACTTCGTCTTATTAAAGAAATGGATGAAAAACAAAAGGATTCTCATTCTGGAATTCCTTTGAAAAAAGTTAAAAAAGAATATTATCTTTATTCTGATTCAGGGTTTGGATCCAAGGCGGTTAGTTCCAATGTTTCATCTGGACAAACTGTTCAGGGTTATAGAATTGCAAAAGATTCAATAGCAAGAATAACTTCTGGGTATATGAATGAAAACAATTCATTGATTCTTTCATACTTACACCCGTCTATCAAACCGTTAAATCAGCTTCGCATGCTAGAAGATGCTACCGTAATTTACACAATTACAAGAGCTCCTGAAAGAAGAATTTTTTATATCGACGTAGGTAACCTGCCTAAAATGAAAGCAGAGCAATATTTACATGATATGATGACTCGCCATAAAAACAAATTGCAGTATGATTCTGATAGTGGTGATATTACGGACGGTCGTAAATTTATGACTATGACTGAAGATTTTTGGTTCCCTCGCCGTGGTGGAGAAAGATCTACAGAAGTAGATATTTTAGCTGGCGGTAATGCTGCAGCATTAAGCGGTGATGAAAATCTTTCATATTTTCAAAGAAAATTATATAAATCTCTAAAGGTTCCTGTTTCTAGGTTAGAGCCAGAAAATATGTATAGTATGGGCCGCGTTTCTGAAATGACGCGTGATGAAATAAAGTTTAGTAAGTTTATTCGTAGATTAAGAAATAGATTCTCAGGTTTATTTGATTCCCTCCTTGAAAAGCAATTGATTTTAAAAGGAGTGTTGGATCCAGAAGAATGGGCAGACATTAAAAATAAAATACGTTATGACTTTATGAAAGATAACTATTTTGAAGAATTAAAACAGACTGAAATTCTACGTGAAAAAATAACAACATTAAGAGATATGGAAGAACAAGTAGGTAAATACTATTCAAGACAATGGATTACCAAAAATGTTTTGTTTATGACTGACGATGAAATGCGCGAAATGCAATTGCAAATCGATCAAGAAAGAGCTAGTGGGTTATATAATGATCCAGACATGCAAGACGTAGACATAGAAGACGATTTTGATAATTCCGAAAAAGAGCCTAAGAATAACGAGCCAACGGATGATAATGTTGAAATTGATGCTGAAGAATCACTTAAAGTTATAAATAAAACAAAATCATTTAAAAAGAGGGCCTGAAATGAAAACCTTTAAAAATTTAATAGCCGAAGTGGCACAGCCAAAAGCAGGCGACGAAAAGGCGTTTAAGGATAAACATATTGTAACTATGGTTGGCCATCCTGTTGCTTTGGACCATCAGTTTACTGGCGAAATACCAGGCACGGCCAAAGTTAAACGTAGAGCAGATTTAGCCCCAGGAGAAGACGCTGCAGTTTATGAAGCGCTAGATAAAGTCAATCCAAAAGCCGTTAAAAAGAAATTTGACGACCGTAAAGACAAAGACATTGACAACGATGGCGATATCGACTCATCAGACGAATATCTCCATAAGCGCCGCCAAGCAATTTCTAAAAATATGAAAGAAGCTGACCTGGACGAGGCTCCACGTCGTAAAGGCGCGCCAAAGATGTCTGGCGACTTTATTAAGATTCAGCGTGCAAAAGATGCAGCGCATAATGCAGCTATGGGCCGTACGAAGACCGGCCGGAAAAAACCAGTACGCACAATGACTTCTACTCAAAAATCTTTAGCTAGCATGCGTGAAGAACTTGACGAAAATGCGTGGGAGGAAATTCCAATGATGATGAATTCTTTACGCTCTATGTCACATAACATATCTGGTATTTCGCGTTACCTCCAATCAACACAGGATCCAGAAGAATGGTTCCAAAACAAATTGGCGGGCGTTGCTAAGGAAATCCAAACTCTGTACTCGTACGCAACAGCTGAAGTAATGGCGATGGGTGAAGAAGCTGAACTTGAAGAAGCTCGTCAGTTAAAAAATCCTAAAACCGAAGTTATGGTTGTAGATAACGCCGGCAAAACTATTGTTATTGATAAGACTAAACAAAAAGAATATCTTGCAAAAGGTTGGATGCTTGCTGAATCTGTCAATGAAATAACCACGCCGATGAGAAACAGATTTGGCCCAGCAGTAGATTCTAAAAAGTTCGATGCATATAAAAAGCATATGAAAACTCATAAGTTGGACGAACCAACGGTACGTATGATTCATCAAAATCCAGATGATGCTGAGTCAAAGCGAATGATAAAGAATCCAAAGTATAAAGAAGCAATAAAATTATACAAAGCCTCAATAAGAGAATCAAATCTTGATGAAGCTACAATGTCACGTGTTGCAAAAGAACTTGAAGATTATGCCCGTAAATATGGCGGCATTGATAAGATGGACTTTATAAAAGCTGCTATGATGATGAAGAAAGGTCAAACAGCACAACTGAAGAAGTTTGTTGATGACTTAGACACAGAGCCACGTGAAAAAATTCTTTCTTTAATGGATAAAGACTCTGACCGCCGTAAAGAATACAAAGCGGTTCAGAAAAAAATGCGTGAAGAAGTTGAACTAGACGAAGCAAAGAAAACTATTTCACAAAAAACAATTACAAGAGCTCTTCAAGGTATGAAGGTTAAACCGAAAGGTGAAGTTTCCTTAAAAAAAGCTCCTTGGGATAAAAAAGAAGAAACTGAGATTGATGAGGAATTGAACGAAAAATTTAAAACTGGTATGGTAAAACTTAAGGACGGTTCTTCTGTTATTTTAAAAAAGCAAGATACCGATCTTTTAAACCAAATGTTCAAAAATCTTTCTTCCGCAAACCGTAAAAAAATGCAAAATACTGCAATGGCAGACAAAGTAGGGTTTGAAGAAATTCTTGGTTTTGCAAGAGAAGCAATGTAATATGGCTTGGGTAGTAGTTCCAGGATCAAATAATATATGGGAATATGATAATGCCGCCTCTGCCGCGGATACATATTTAGATGCGAATGGAACTACAGCAGCTGGTGTTCGAACATTCACAACTCCTCTTGGAAACGTACAAAGAACGTATGTTAAAGTTAGAAAAGCTGGAGAAACTATTGAGCGTGGCGAATTATCTAAAAACTATTACGATGCTAAAGTATAAATAAGAGATACAAAGAGGAGTTATATACATGAAGTTAATTACTGAAGTATTCAACGAAGATTGCGAGGTTGTCACAGAAGCAACTGAAAACGGTAAGAAGAATTACTTCATTGAAGGTATCTTCATGCAAGGCGATATGAAAAATCGTAACGGTCGCATATATCCTTCTACCATTCTTGAAAAAGAAATGAATAGGTACCAAAAAACGTTTATTGAGACAAAAAGAGCTCTTGGCGAATTGGGACATCCTGACGGTCCGCAAATTAACGGTGATAGAGTTTCACATCTTATTACTGAAATGAAGCAAGAAGGATCAAACTTTATTGGAAAGGCAAAAATTTTGTCAACTCCAATGGGCGAAATTGTCAAAACTTTCGTAGACGAAGGCGTAAGGGTTGGCGTTTCCACTCGCGGTCTAGGTTCCGTGAAACCTACTAAAGACGGCGTAATGGAAGTGCAAGACGACTTTCATTTAGCAACTGTTGATATTGTGACAGATCCATCTGGGCCTGATTGTTTTGTAAATGGCATAATGGAAAACACGGAATATTATTATGATATTGCCGCTGGAACTTGGCGTCAACACGCTGTTCAACAGGTTGTTGAGGAGATAGTTCAAGAAGTGAAAAGGGAATATAAGAAAACTGTTAGAGTAATTGACGAATCACACGCGGCAAAGCTCTTTGAGAAATTCCTTACTTCTCTGAAAAATTAAAAATTATAAATATGGATTATAATATAACACGAATCCAATTAAGAGGAGAGTAAATATGTCAGAATTAGAAGAAAAATTCGTTGCTGACGACGGCGTTTCCGAGGTTCCAGAACCAACGGTAGCGGCAGGCGGCGAAATTAAAAAGAAAAAAGCTGATGTTAAAAAGAAAGTAGATCCTAAAGCGGATACTGTAGAAACGCCACCTATGTCAGAAGAAGCTGACGACGTTGATGCAGAAGAAGTCGTAGAAACTACAGATGTTGTAGAAGAAGTTGTATCTGTTGAAGAGTCTATTGCTTCAATGTTTGAAGGTACAGATCTTTCTGAAAAATTCAAATCTAAAGTATCATTAGTTTTTGAAACAGCTGTCAGAGAAGCAACAAACACAAAAGTAAACGAAGCTGTTACAGCTCTTGAAGAAGAGTTTGATAACAAGCTAGTTGAAACTGTTAATGAAGCTATAGAAGAAATTACCGAAAACCTAGACTCGTATCTCGACTATGTTGTTGAACAGTGGATGGAAGAAAATAAAGTGGCTGTAGAGTCTGGCATTAAAGTAGAAATGGCAGAATCATTAATGGACGGCCTAAGAGATATTTTCTCCAGTCACAACATCGATATTGATGAAGAAACGGTTGATGTGGTTGCTGGGTTAGAAGAACAAGTTGATGAACTTCAAAAACAAACAAACGAAACCATCAACGAAAATATTTCCCTTGCAAAGGAAATAGCCAGTCTCAAAGCTGAAAAAGTTTTTGATGATATTTCAGAAGGACTTACTGTCTCTCAGAAAGAAAGATTAAAATCTTTGTCAGAAAAGCTTGATTATGACGACATTCAAGCATATGAGACAGACCTTGGTACCCTTAAGGAATCGTTCTTTAAAACTAAAAAGGCACAGGTAATAAGCGAAGAAACAGAAGACGAAGTTCTTACTGAAGAAACTGAAACGAAAAAACCAGTTTCTCAATATTCTTCGGTTTCTGCAATCGTTGAAGCCATCAATAGTAAACAAAAGTGAAAATAAACAAATTATAAATACCACTATAGTTAAAACAAACAGGGATAGGAGTGACAAAAATGAGTCAATCTAGCAGAACATTAGTTGAAAAGTGGGGACCTCTTCTCGAGCACTCATCTTTCGCAGCAATCAAAGACGAGCACAGAAAAGCAGTAACTGCTACTCTTCTCGAAAACACAGAAAAGGCACTTGTAGAAAGTGGCGATCAGTCAATTAATATGACTTCGCTTTTACAAGAAGCCCCAACAAACGCAGCTGGAACTGGCGGATTTGGTTCCGGTGCTGCAACTCCAACAGCAGGTTATGACCCAGTTCTAATCAGCTTGGTTCGCCGTTCTATGCCAAACTTGATGGCATATGACATTGCTGGTGTACAGCCAATGACAGGTCCAACAGGTCTTATCTTTGCAATGCGTTCTAACTTGAATGCAATGTCAGGTAACACTGCACAGGAAGCTTTCTATAACGAAGCTGACACAGATTTCTCAGGTACTGGTACACACGGTCCTGCTGCAACTGGTGCAGGCGCAACAGCACCAGCTGGTACAGGTCTTGCAACTGGCGATGCTGAAGCTCTTGGCGACGGTAACGGAACAAACTTCGCAGAAATGGCACTTGCTATTGAAAAAGTAACTGTTGCTGCGAAAAGCAGAGCGTTGAAAGCAGAATACACAACTGAGCTTGCTCAGGATCTTCGCGCTGTTCACGGTCTCGATGCAGAAACAGAACTCGCAAACATTCTTCAGTCTGAAATCCTTGCGGAAATCAACCGTGAAGTTGTTCGTACAATCTATAACACTGCTGTAACAGGTGCTGCGGCAACTGCATCAGCCGGTGTATTCGATCTTGATGTTGACGCAAACGGCCGTTGGTCAGTTGAGAAATTCAAAGGATTGATGTTCCAAGTTGAAATCGAAGCCAACGCGATTGCAAAAGCAACTCGTCGCGGTAAAGGTAACATCGTTATCTGTTCTTCCGATGTTGCATCGGCACTTCAGATGTCTGGTGTTCTTGATTATACTCCAGCTCTTAACAGCAACGCACTTAACGTTGATGATACAGGCAATACATTCGCAGGTATCTTGAACGGTCGTTATAGAGTATATATCGATCCATATGCAGGTAGCAACTATATGGTTGTAGGTTATAAAGGTTCTTCTGCATTCGACGCAGGTCTCTTCTATTGCCCATATGTACCATTGCAAATGTACCGCGCAGTTGGTGAAAACAGCTTCCAGCCAAAAATCGGGTTCAAAACTCGTTACGGCATGGTTGCTAACCCATTTGCACATGGCGGATCACGTAGCGAAGGTGCTCTTACAGATAATAGCAACGTTTACTACCGCAGAGTTCGCGTAAGCAACTTGTTCTAATAAAAAAAAGAAGAGGGGATAAAACCCCTCCTCACACACTCTTTAATGAGTATTTGGGAGATCTTCGGATCTCCCTTTTTTATTTGTAACTTTATTCTTAACCGCTGTTAGCAATTATATCAGCCCTAGTTTGACCTCTATTTAAAAAATACGGATCTAAATTTAGTTTTTCTGCAAGGTCGACTGCTTGCTTTTTAGTAACACAGGTTGTTATAGCTTTGCCACCTAAAATTATTTGCCATATTTTCTCGCCACGAGTAGAACTACGTTTTGTTTCTAATACAGTAAAATCGTTTGTTTTTTTGTGATCCATTGTTTTTTCTTTCCTGTTATTTAAATAATATTAGACGTATTTAGGAAATCCAAATATTTCCTTTTTATATCCAATGGCTTTTCAATTCTCTTTTACATAATATAATAATACCATAGTGATCAAACATTGTCAACCTTTTTATAAAAACAGGAGTACCTAAATACTCCTGTTTCTTAAAGATTAAATCTGTTTCCTGGCCTATAAAAGTTTTTTTGATTGTGAATGCGGCCTAACAGCTCATTTATTTCTCTTAACTTGGCTTCAATCGATTGAACATGGTGCGTTTCTTTTTCCTTAAGAATGTTTAAATTGCGCATTTGAACCCTTAAAGACTTTTCAATTAGTTCAATATCTTTTACAGATAAATTAAATTGCGTATTTGGTTTCATTTTAATATATTTACAATCTTATTCATTCTTTATGTTTCCTTATTTTCAATTCTGTTTGAAATTGGCGCCATCACGGCTTCTGCAAACCCCATGAATTCTTCATTACGAGCAGCTTCTTCCATAATACTTGACGCATGAAAAATGCGCGCTAATTTATTAAAGTCTTTCTTTGGGACATTTACATTTTCAAGAATAGCTTCAGCAATTTCTTTTTGTAAATCCTTTTCTGCAGAAATTCGAGTCATTGAGTCTGACATTTCTCGCAAAGCATTTTGAATAACTTTTCGATCATGATCTGTAATTGTTGAAGGGAGTGCCTGCGGTGTTTGTATATTCATAATGTTCCTTCTTCTCTCATTTGTTTTCTTATTTTAGTTGCGCTTATATTATGTATTTTATCACCAAGATCGTGTTCTGTCAAGGTATATCCTACGCCACGTCCATAACTGATGTCTACAATATTTGGTACTTGCATTATAACATATTCTGTGCCTCTTGTAAATCCTGCTGAATGTAAAGCGTCTTCAATACCGTCTACTACATAATCATAACTAAAAGGATTATCGTCCTGTGCAACTGTTCGCCCAGCGCCAGCATCCTGCCCAACAATGAAACTTACGTTACGAACCATAATACATACTTGCCCAGTTTCTGCATATGCTCGTTTGAATAATTCAGTATGACCGTCATGCCACGGCTGCCACCTCCCAAGTAGCATAGTAGTTGGTTTTTGTAAATCAAACATTGTTTTCTTTCCATTGCTGATATCTTTTTAAAGCAAGCATTAATGTATTATGGGTATCTGTAAACCATTCCTTAACATGGTAATCTACTTGATTAGGCTTTTCAAAAATATCGTTGGTATCTTTAAATTTACTTTCTTTAATAGTATCCATCCATACTGTAAAATCAGGTTCAAAAGCGGCCCGCGCGGCTTCTGTGGGGCATACGAAATCCGTAACCGCAATCTTATTAGCCATCACAACACCATCAGATAAGTGTTTCATGCGAACTGCTTGGCGTATTCTTCCAGATAAACTAAAGTCCCAATCGTTATAATGTGAGCGAATATCATCTGCATTAATATGCACACCGCCTACCAGTTCTGCAAATGGTTTTGCTAATGTAGATTTACCACTTCCAGGAAGCCCAAAAATTAGTATTTTCATTAATTAACCCTTATATTCCTTTAAAACACCAAGAACGTTTGTAATTAAAAATATTGTTGCATGCGCAAACATAATACCAGACATAACTTCATATCCTAAAATATATGTCTGATAAGAAGATGTTAAATATAAAAAAGCTACTAATATGGAAATGCTATGATTTAGATCTGCATCTTTATTTCCAATATTTTTTTCAATAAATCCGGAAAATAAACTTGCCGCCGCAACAGATTGCATAAATGCCATATAACACATCATTACCATAACTGGATACATTGCCCAGATTACACCTTGTGACGAAGCAAATAAAGCAGTCGCTTGTAACAACGCATTTATGGAAGCAGAATATGGGTTACTTGAAAACAATGAATCACCTTTTTTGTTTATTATGTGTTTATTCAAAAGATTAAAAAAATTGCAGGATATTTAATTAATAATTTTCAATGGATCGATGAGAATAAGGAGGAGTCCAAACCAGACTCCCCAAAAGATTACTTTTTTAATTTTCATTATACTGTCTCCGCCATTTCTATAGCAAGGCTAAGTGCATCAACTTTACGCTTTGCATTCCCACCAAACCAGGCAGAAGCCATACGAGTATCGGCTGAGCGACCTAGTTTATGGTCTGTCATGTAAGTAACTGCATTATATGCATTCCACCATGTTCCTGGTACAAAATGATCGCCTGGCTGATTTTCAACGATGTCCATCGCTTCTTTTGCGTTGCGTGCAAGCTCTTCTTTTTCTTTTGTTGATTTGCCAAAAACAACTCCAAAGAACTGAGTAAGTTGATTATCGGTATAACGTTTTGAGCCAAGGAATTCTGCAGCTTCTTTAAACTTTTCAACTTTGTTATGACCTAGGCCAAGAATTTCCTTGACACTATCAGGATTAAATACTGAACGATGATTAACGCGAACAGATGGCTGACCAACTTCGTTTAACGCAACAGACAAGGTGTTATTGCAAACAACACGTTCCATTACGAATTTAATATCAATGGACTTTCCATACATATGGGGGTTTGAAAATAAAAGATAACCTTTTACTTCGTCTCCTCCAAACAGAGAAAAGCCATCTTTTACGTCAGCCAAAGCCCAAACCAACCGGCCGTCTTTTAAAGAACCAGCCGTATCCATTTGCATGTCTCCTGCGGAAACAAAATCATTAAAAAATTCAAATGCGTCAGCGTTTTGTACCGGGTTCCAGCCAGCGCCAACTTGTGTAAGTACTTTACCATCCGTTGAACGAATGAGTGCCTTTTGACCAGTTGGTACGTTATCACCATTCCAACGCGCAAAACATTCTGATTCTTCAACTTCCCAGTTAAGACCAGCTGCATCCATCATTTCTAATGGTGTCATATCGTCAGATACTGGTGTGCCAAGACCGTGCCAAGGTAGACCTTTGCTTGCGCGATACGCCATTTGTGCTTCGCCGTTAACCATTTCAAGTTCGTGTGCCATGATATATATCCTAGTTTGGTTTCATTTGATATAATTATTATATCTGATTCTATCCGGAATGTCAATAGTTAATTTCGTTTAATTTATCCATAGACATTTCAATTTTAGCAAATTTTTCGGAGTCACGAAGAGCTTTAAAGTATTGATCTGCTTGGCGGTGTGTAAATCCAGATGCCCATTCAACCAATTCTTTAGATCCATTCTTCCAAACATATGCTTTTACAGTATAAGATTCCATTGTGATTCCTTTTCATTTGTTAATATCAATATAACTGATTCTAAATGAAATGTCAATGGATAAAATCAAAAAAATTAGTGTAGCTCAGTAGAATACATGTGCATAGAGTCTATCATTCCGTGTGTATATTTTTCATGGCCGTTTTTTATAAGATCAATAACGTCAACATATTTGTTATTGGTTTTTATTTCAATAATTTTCCAAGTATCTTTTTTTTCACCAGCGTAATCGTCTATAAATTCTTTAGCGTCTTCTTTAGTGTTAAAACTAAAGGCTTTTGATATACCAAATATATCTGTTTTTGCAAAAACACCGTGATTTTTAAAGGCACCTAAAAAAACCCCGAGCTCTTCTTCGGCTACTATATATCGCATTAAAATTTATTTTCTCCTACTATAAAATTAAGCAGCAAATTCAAACCATTCTGGTATTTCTCTTTTAGTCCAAGCCATTTTAAAACGATGCTGTTTTGTTTGGTAAAATTTTCTATAAGAACCCACAATGTTATTTGGATCCATGCATTCAGGATTTGCTTTCATAGCTAACGGCTGTGGTGTCAAATGACCAATTGGTATGTTCTTGGGTAAAGAACGTAGCTCTTCACGAAGTAATTTATCAGTTGCGTGTATTTTTCCGTAACGATATTTATATTCATCACAAAGTGCAGCAAAATGTACCCAATGCCAATTATAATTGTTATTAGATTCAGCGGTCCATACGGTACATGGATGGTACATATGAACAGCCTTGTAGAAGAAGTTTTCACGGCTGTCAGGAAGCTTCCAGTACTTAACTACAGTCTTGCCTGATTTTGATCGACGGCGTTCTAGCTCCCCGTCTAGCATTCTGTGGGTCGTTGAAAGCATTTGTGCTGATTCAACAATCATTTTAACAATATGCTTATCGCACTGCAATTGTGCAGATTTTACTGGCGATTTATCAAGAATGAATAAGTTCATAGTATGTTTGTCCTACTCCTAAAATTCCTAGTTCTACTGATTTTATATGATTGCATTTATATTTCATTCTTTTCATACAAGTACATGCAAACCCTGTTTCGTCCATTATTACTTCACAGCCTTTAAAGGTCCACGCAGTTCCATTAAAAGCATGCCCAACGGTATTAATAAATTTAGATTTAAAATACTTCATTTATGCCATTGCCTTTTCATGCCAAGCTGGATTTTTATTTTTAAGGATAGCTATCGGAGCCATTCCAAAAAGATAAGCATTTGCATAATCCTCAACAGTATGGTTTTTAATAAGCTCTTTCAGGAATTTTGCTTTAGTGATTGGACCTTTATGCTTGAAGCGCGCAATAAAAAGATCTTTACCTTTGCCGACGCGTGTAGGATGAACTCCTGGCTTATCTTCATATGTTGGACGACCTTCATATTCACCAGTGTATGTAAGGTATCCGCCGTAGTAGTTGAAGTCTTCTTTGTTGAACTTTGTCATAATCTATTCCTTTTCATTTGTTAATATCAATATAACTGATTCTAAACGAAATGTCAATAGTTAATTACCTTAAACACCTTTTATTTCTTTATATTTTTTACGAACTGCGAGAAAATGCGATAAGTAATCAAAAGTATTAATCTTAAAAACTTGAGATTCCGAGCCGTCAACCGCGATTAGGATCACGGCCTGTTTGATTGGAATTCCCGTGCGTTCAAAAAACGCAGCCGCATAAAAAGAGGCCTGAATAAAATATGATTGGATCCATTCTTCTTTCTTGGGTTTGCGAGAAGTTTTAAAGTCGATAATTGATAGCTCGCCATCATACTCTGCAATGCAGTCAACCTGACCTGCACATTTTAATTTATCACTATAAAGAAATTCTTCTTGCATCCATACGTTGTCTATGCGATTGTCGATAACTTTACGCAGATCGTTGAATGTGTTCAAATTGGCAGGCATGTGTTTGCCTTTCCAATCTTCTTTATTGTTTAGGTAATCTTCTGCAAGTGTGTGAACAGCCGTTCCTCGCCCAGCAGCCTGACGAGAAATTTTGTTTGCTTCTTCTTCGCCAACACGAGCCCGCCAAGCCAAAATTCCTTCTTTACTTAAGATACCTAATACCGTTGTAATAGATGGATACGCATTACCATCAGGTGTAAAATATTTACGGCCTGTTTCACTAGTCTTGCGAGTGAGTTTTGGGAGCACTAAACCGTGCTCTACGTGATTAAACATTTTTGATTCCTTTAATATTTGTTTTATTATATACTAATATTAAAAAATGTCAATAGTTTTTAACCTCTTCGTCGTATACGAGGTCTTGGGTACACTCTTTTTCCATAATGAACAGGGTCGTCATCAACTGTTCTCGGTCTAAAGTTTTTTCGAGGATATGTTCCACCGTTGACCGGCCTTTGATTGATCCATCTCGCAAACTTGTTTGGGGCCCCTTGCAAGCTTTGCACGTCCATTGCGTTATCTGCGCCAGTATCACCCATTTGATTTTTGTTACAAAAATCTACGAGCCACTGAGTCGCTTCTGCCTGAGTCATATTTGGCCAATGTTCAGCAAGACATGCTAACATGCCACATATCTGAGGACAAGCCATACTCGTACCACTGTATTTCCCGAGATAGTAAGTAGTGTTTCTTGCGTCATAAACTGTAGAACCTTGTTCGCCAGATACAGTGTGAAGAGAGCTTTGTATTGCGGTTCCAGCAGCAAATATATCTACTTGGCTACCGCAGTTACTAAAATTGCCTTTATAATCTTCTACATTAACCCCAACAGCGCCAACAGTTATATTAGAATCAATGCCAGCACCCATACCGTTTCCACGATGTAACCACCATAAAAAATTACTACCGTTATATGTTGCCAAAAAAGAATTGTTATAGTCTTGGTCTGAAGGATTAACTATTTTCCACGATTCGTTACCTGCAGCTGACATCGTCAATATACCATCGTTTATTGCATCTTCAAAGTCTGAAATTGATGATGTAAAATAATACGGGATCGGTCCGGGTGAAGTGTCATTTGTAAAGAAACCTCGCGCTTGAAGTTCTGCGACGGTTAGTGCTCTTCCTGGTGAGTACGTTACACCACGAAAAGTTACTGAAGTCACCGGCCCAAAACCATCAGAATTGTATGTAATTGATGACCCGTAACTATGATTTGTAATAGTAGGATTTTTCCTCCCAGTCACTGGATTAATTGGTTTATTATTATGCCAAGCTCTTACGTAATCCCAATAAGTTGAAGAGTCTAGACCAAGAGTACCAAAATTTGAATTTGACCCAAGTGGATTTATATTGTATATATTGGCGTCTCGAGCCCAACCTTGAGTATTCCCTGCTACGGTTCCGCCCACGTGAACACCATGATCGTTATCGCTAGTCCTTGCAGCGTTACTACCATCAACATACGGTGTATAAGTGTATGTACCAGTTCCAAACCCTATGTTGTTTTGAAACCAGTTATATTGATTAATTCTCGATCCGCCAGAGCCATCTGAGTTGACAGTAAATTCTGGGTGATTTGGATCTATGTGCCCATCAAAAATAACTACATCAACATTTCTTCCAGATGCCGTTATGATCAAATCGGATGTTAATTCAGGAGTGCCGTTATCGCCCCAATTTGACCTATTGGAAGATTCAGACTGGCGTAAAAGACCCCAATTTAAATCAGTTAAAGAAGTATATGGGGGTCCACCTGCACCCCAATCTTTAGCAAATATACCATCCTCTATCTTATACCCGGAAGGCTGAATAGTGAGATTTACCAGTTCTGCTAAATCGACTCCACGAACCCTATTGTCATTTTTTATCGCTTCGGCTTCTTCATCTGTTAACATATAATGAGTATTGCGGCTTATAAGTCTCTTTTTTTCAACAGTAACTTCCCTGTCAGGAATGTATAAGCTACCACCAGGAGTTTCCATATCATCATAAAAATCATCTAGATCCTCGTGATTATAAAGAGTAACTATCCATTCTCTTAACATTTATTATACCTCTAATTGAAGAGCAGTAACAGTTACTTGGACAGCTCCACTCGATCCTGATTTATTTGTAATCGTCATTGGTATATTTGTTGTTGCTGGAACTTCGCCGTTGTATCCAAATACTGCTGGTGAAATAACAACGGTTTCAGCACCATTCGTTATAACTTCTAAGATTACTCCTGCGTCTGGGTCCGGATCTGTCAATTCGTTTCTACTAGCATCAGCAGTTCTTGATGCAGCATTAATATATAATCTAACCCAAGCCGCCCTATCTGTTGTGATTGCATATACTGCGTAACCTTTAAATCCGGTTAGGTTTACATCTTCACTTGCGTTGTCTGCCAAAGAAGATGTAGTTGCTAGCAGATTAGTTCTTGAAGAAAGCCCAGCACCATCGCCACCGCCTGTATTACCACATACATGGTTCCCTTCATGGTAAACGATGTATCCGTTGATCTTTACACCGTCATCGTCTGGAACTTTTAGATGTATCTCATCATTTATATCGTTGGTCACTTCAAGAGTAAGCTGAGTAGCTTCTCCCCCAGCACTGCCTAGGTAGATCTTTGCAGTGTCACCGCTACCACCGTATGCATCATCAGGGAAACGTATTCCGCTTGTTGTTGCATATATTGTATTTGTTGTTCTAACTGAACCATCCTCATCGATTCTAAAAATGGTATTATCTCTATTTACCGTATCTGAGTATGGATCAAGGTTATTATAGAAACCAAAGTAATTTGAATCTTCTCCTGCGGTGTTATTATCATCGATGAATAGGTACATTGACTGCTTTGAGTGTATTGCTACACTGTTATTCGTATCGGTTGGCTCGTCATAGTCACAGTCTACGCAATCGATTGAGCCGCCACCGGTTGTTCCTTGAATACCTTGGACGCCTTGCGATCCACCGCCACTTCCTCCTATCAGGTAATTGTTGTTATCAAATGAAGATTTCCAAGTAGTAATTCGAGTGTCTGGGTTATTGTAAAATCTGCCAGGTTCTGCAATGTCATTAAACGATGCAGCTCCCACTAACTCTTTATAATACGGCGGGCTTACTTGTGAGCCATAAACTTTACCAGATATAACATCATAAACAACATTGTCTGTGGATGAAACACCACTAAAATTACCGCTAAATCTCGCATCCCCTTGGCTATAAGCCATGTAACCGTAAGCTTGAGGACCTCTAAACCTTTCTAGAATTGGATCACCGTTACCGTCAACGAATGTTGCATCCGTTAAATCAATAGTGAGAGTTGAAGCTGCGCTCAATGTTGCGCTACCAAACGGAGAAGTCTTTACAATTATTGTATCACCTTGTCGATCCACGTCGACGATCGTAGAACCAAGCGTAAACCACACACCAGTAGTAGGTACCGCAGTGGAACCGTTAGCAATAATGACAGATACGCCGGGTTGAGCATTATATGTAACACCCCATGTGCGCCCGCCTTCAGTACCACCACCAGTTCTGAATGCTGTTAGTGTATGTTCCCTGTAATCTGGCTGTCCAGGAGTTCCTTCTGTCGTGAATGCAAGAACAATGCCAATCGTATCGTTGTCGTATTGGCCACTTCTTAAAGTGGATGTTAAGGTGTAGTATGAATACTTAAGATCCGAAACAAAACCAACGGCAGTGCCAGTGTTGTTTAACCCAACGATTTCATCGTTTACGGCGTCAAACTGCCATTGCGATGCGGTAACGTCTGACGCATTTGCTGGGTAATTGGTTCCTGAATTGTGTGAAAACCTATACCAATTATTAAAGATCTCCTGGCTAGACGGTGGCGGAGGCCCTGGTTCAGTAAAGTAAGCAGGCACTTGGTCTTCTGCAGTTACAATAATTGGTTCTATGTTAACTAGATCGTCAAACTTAGCTTTGTTCGTATTATCTTGAGTATTATATAATACTTCACCTTCTTGACCTATAGGTAACGGATCTCCCCCACCTTCGCCGGCAATACCTTGATTACCTTGAGCACCTTGTGTTGACCCGGCCTGACCTTGGAGACCTTGACCAGTAAGTCCTTGAGTACCTTGAATACCTTGACGACCTTGAATACCTTGACGACCTTGAATACCTTGGATACCTTGCGTACCCTGAGTACCAGCACCGGTGAACCCGCGGATACCTTGAAAACCTTGCCGGCCCATAACGCCTTGCCAGCCACGTACACCTTGAGCTCCAGTAATACCTCTCCGTCCTTGCATACCTTGGTATCCAGTAGCACCTCGAGTACCTTGGCGACCTTGGATACCTTGTGCACCTCGGCGACCTTGGATACCTTGTGTACCTTGGCGACCTTGTGTACCCTGTGTACCTTGACGACCTTGAATACCTTGCCGGCCTTGGCGGCCTTGCATACCTTGAATACCCTGAATACCCTGACGACCCTGAATACCTTGGATACCTTGTAAACCTTGAATACCTTGGATACCCTGCACACCTTGAATACCCTGAATACCCTGAATACCCTGACGACCTTGAGTACCTTGTAGACCTTGAATACCTTGTACACCCTGGCTACCTTGTAAACCTTGAATACCTTGACGACCTTGAATGCCCTGTAAACCTTGGCGTCCTTGAATACCTTGTCTACCTTGCACGCCACGAGTACCTTGTATACCTTGTATACCTTGTGTGGCAGTACCTTGTATACCTTGGACACCTTGGCCGGGTCCACGTAAACCTTGTACACCCTGCGCGCCAGTTGTACCTTGGACACCTTGAGAACCTTCATTTCCAGTACCTTGGATACCCTGCCGGCCGTACGATCCTTGAATACCTTGGACACCCTGTTCGCCCGCATTACCCTGCACACCCTGAATACCTTGAATACCTTGAATACCTTGGATTCCTTGAATACCCTGTGGGCCAACAATGTTTCCTACATTTATCCATTCTCCACCGTCGTCAGGAGTAAAAGTCCACAAGTCATTTGTTAATTCATCTATAACAGCATCACCTGGAACAGCATCTGCAAACGCAGTTTCTAATATTACTTGTGGATCAAATGTTGGAGCCTGATTTACGTCTGCCACGGTCCCAAGTATTCTAAACGGGTTACCGGTATTACCTTGGATACCTTGACGACCTTGGATACCTTGCATACCTTGTGTACCTTGAATCGCAGTACCCTGTATACCTTGAATACCTTGAAAACCTTGAAATCCACGATTTCCAATAATGCCTTGAAAACCTTGCGATCCTTGTATTGCAGTACCTTGTAAACCTTGCTCGCCCTGTATACCTTGGATACCTTGACGGCCTTGGATACCTTGCACACCTTGAGTACCTTGGATACCTTGCCGGCCTTGATTGGCAGTGCCTTGGATACCCTGCGGACCAACTATGTCTCCGGTGTTTATCCATTCATTACCGTCCCACAACCAAAATTCGTTTAGCTGGCGATCAATAATACCGTCTGAAAGATCCGGGCCCGCTATAGAAGGTCTTTCAGTTGGAGGTTGCCCATCGAGTGTCGGCCCGAATGCTTCTCTTATTATTTCTTCAGGAGTGCGCGCCGGGAAGTTAACATTAACGTCTTCGATAGATCCTATTATTCTAAATGGATCACCAGTTTTGCCTTGAATGCCCTGAATACCTTGAAGGCCTTGGCTGCCTTGCAATCCTTGGTGTCCGCCTCCACCTTGAATACCTTGAGTACCTTGGATACCCTGCATGCCTTGTACACCTTGTACGCCTTGCTCGCCTTGAATACCCTGAATACCTTGTTCGCCCTGAATACCTTGGATGCCATCGAAACCTTGGATACCTTGACGACCTTGCATACCTTGTATAGGAGATCCTTGAAGTCCTTGAACACCCTGCTCGCCCTGTATACCTTGTACACCTTGGATACCTTGAATACCTTGTACGCCTTGAATACCCTGAGTACCTTGGGATCCTTGTGTACCCAAATTACCTTGAATACCTTGAGGAGCCTGGGTACCTTGCATACCTTGCACGCCTTGTACGCCTTGAACACCTTGCATACCTTGGAAACCCTGTACCCCTCTTACAGGACCAACATTTATCCAAACATTATTGCCAGTATATGCCCACAAATCGTTTGACGCTTCGTCAATAACAGTTTCACCAACACCAGCTGACGGGAATTGTGCATTTAATAATGTGTTTGGATTGTTAGGTGGATTTACGTTAACATCGCCTACTGCTCCAATAATATTTAAAGCAGGGCCGAACGCACCTTGGAGTCCTTGAGAACCTTGAAGTCCTTGCTCTCCCATAATGCCTTGGACGCCTTGAGTACCTTGTACACCTTGACTTCCTTGAAGTCCTTGAATACCTTGAATACCTTGTTGTCCAACCGTCCCTTGAAAGCCTACGCCAGTTGTACCTTGGAATCCAAAGTCGCCTTGAACACCCTGTACACCCTGTTCGCCTTGAATACCCTGCGGTCCTTGAAAACCTTGGTTACCTTGTGCGCCTTGAGTACCTTGAATACCTTGGAATCCTAAGTTGCCTTGAATACCTTGTAAACCTTGATTTCCGTACCCGGCAGTACCTTGAATGCCTTGCTCACCATTAGTGCCTTGTAAACCTTGCTCACCTAAACCGCCTGTACCTTGTACACCTTGGTTTCCTTGAAGTCCTTGGATACCTTGAATACCTTGAATACCTTGCATCCCCTGGACACCTTGGTTTCCTTGAAGTCCTTGGATACCCTGAATACCTTGAATACCTTGGTTTCCTTGAAGTCCTTGGATTCCTTGAAAGCCTTGGATACCCTGAATACCACGTCGCCCTTGAAGACCTTGTAGACCAAATTCACCGATAGTACCTTGCAGACCTTGAACGCCTTGCCAACCTTGAATACCTTGGACGCCTTGCTCGCCTTGAATACCCTGTTCGCCAGTAATACCTTGTAAACCTTGGAAGCCAGTTTCGCCTCGCCCATCCTGGCCCTGAATGCCAAAACTACCTTGCGTTCCTTGTTCGCCTTGAAGACCAGCTCCAATTGCGCCTTGCGTTCCTTGTTCGCCAGTAGTACCTTGAGTACCTTGTTCGCCAGTAGTACCTTGAGTACCTTGTATTGCAACAGAACCGCTTCCTGATCTAACCCAAACGTTGGTTGCCGCGTTATAAGTAAACGTAACAGACCCAACAACATATGTGTCGCCATCTGATGGTGATGTTGGAAAAGCCATTAGAAATTTTCTCCTGGTTTAGTTGGCCAAACAATTGTTTCGGGGAAACCTGCTTGGATTGTAACATCTCTGAGTGCTTGACGATAAATTGCCCAAGCTTGGCAGTATGTATTGCTTTTCCACGCTGCATAGCTTCCACCGCCCCAAAGTATTGAAGTGCATTTTGCCCAATTTGCATCAGATGCTAACAAGAGGGCATCACGTTCTGTTCTAACTTCTTCGGCTAACCCTTCCTCAACATAACCAGGCCAATCAGCCAAGTTGGCATCATCTGCTACTACAATGCGGCGCCCGTCTTTTTCAAATATTTTAGTCATTTGTTAATCCTCTAATTATCGTACACGATGTAGATAGCACCATTCCAACCAGCTGGAGATGCCACAACAATGGCCGCTGCGGACTCGCTACTTGCCGTAGCTAAACCCACTCCACCACTGGTCTGGCCTCCACCCTGTTCAATAAACCTCGAGGTTCCAATCAAGTAGTTTGTGGCATTATCCTCATAAACCGATGCCATACCTGAGTATGAAGGATCAAGTGTAATACCGGATGTGTTTGTTACTGTACCATCTGTACCATTTGCAGGTGTAGGATATCCGTTAGATATTGCTGTTACCACACCTGACCCGCCTGCTGTACCTGGCGTGATGTCGATAGCGCCAGAACCTAATGTCCAACTTGAAGTAGTACCTTCTGTACCACTATCCGTTCTAGCACTACCATTAGGTACACCCAACAAGTGGGCTGCACCACCAGCACCTAATGTTACAGATGTACCTTGGAGTGTCGATACGTCCGAAACGTAGAACACTGCTTCGCCTGCAGCACCAGATCTGGAGGCTACTGCGTAAAAGTTTCCGTTATTCGAAGTATAAAGACCTGCACCACCACCAGAACCTGTTGCACCGTGGAACCTTACCCACGCACCACCTGTTGTTTTATCTAGAGCAATTGTACCTGATGCTGTAATCTCTTGAACAGTAGCAATGGCTACATCATTATTACCACCAGTTCCAATTACTTCAACCCAAGAGGTGCCATTCCATAATACTAAAGAACCTACACCACCAGCTGACGTATCAAACCAACCGTCTCCAGTATTTTTTACGAGAGGTTCAGTCTCTGATATTGTTGTTTTATTACTAGGAGAAATGTCAAGCCATACACCACCAGCTTCAACCGACCATGCAAAGGTTCTTTGAGTGATACCTGTATCCAACCACATTTGGCCATCGCTTGGCTCTAAAGGAGCGGTATTAGCGATAATTAAACTAGATCCACCAGAAAGTTGAGCGAAGTTATCGTCTAACTCATCAAAAGTAAGTGCAAAACCTTTATCGCGGCGTAATATTATAGCCATTATGTGGTTTCTCCTTCGTCACTATAATACAGCCCGACGTATGCAGCAAAGAGACCCATTGTTTCAGGACCGTAAGGTTGGTAACCTGGGTTTGGTACTACGTAATCGTCGTTAACATACGAAAAGGCTATTTTATCTTCTTCATTAATATCGTCAAACACAAATTGATACGTAAGTTCAATCAAACGCTGTTTTTCAATAGGGTCTGTTTCTGCCGCGATTTGAGCAAGAAAACTTCTATAATTTGGTTTCGTACTCATAATTTATCCACCTGCAAATACCTTACCAGAACCACCTTTCGCGGCATTTGCAGGCCAAGATCCATGACCGCCCGTAGTGTCCAGCTTTCTATGCACACCAATTCCTTGCGCAAAAACCTTTGTAGATGCGCCTACGGCAGGATCTCCGCAGGCGGTTTTATCACCCTTGACAATAGCCCTACGTGTCTCAACGAAAACTTTTTCTTGTTTCGTTGAGTTATATGGAGTTTGGTGGAATGGGTTTGGAGTAGGAGACGCGTGACCATAATGACGGTCTATTCTATCTCTTACAATTCCTTTGCTCATAATGTTAGTGCCTCTTTTACTTATATTTATAAAGAGGCACTAATCAGTATTTAAGCAGCTTCTAATATTTTTTCTTTTGCAATTATATATTCTTTTACAAGCCCAGAGCGAACAATATCGTCTACTCCAAAATTTATAACGTTAAAGGATGTAATTTGTTTAAGAACTTTTAAAAAGTCGTATAGTCCTGAATTATCAGCTTTATTTTTAGAAGCAGCTAAGTCGTCTTGCGCTGTATCTCCGCAAAAAATAATTTTTGACGATTCGCCAACTCGCGTAATAATAGTATCAAGCTCGTGGTAATTCATAGATTGGCATTCATCTACAATTATAACCGAGTTATCAAACGTAAGACCCCTGATATTCGAAGAAGTTGTAAATTTAATCATCCCTTTCATTTTAAGTATTTGATAAGCGTCCTTTCTTCCAAACAAATCGTTGACTATGTCAACATAAGGAGCTTCAAATATTGCTTCCTTTTGTTCTAATGTACCTGGGACAAATCCCTGTTCGCGCGTTTGAACTGCAGATCTAACTATGACGATTTTTTCATACTCTCCTTTCTCTAGTACATCTTTGAGTGCCAAGTATGTAGCACACATTGTTTTTCCTGTACCTGCTGTTCCGATGGCTGCGAGATTATATCCTTGTTTATAAGATCTAAATAAATCGTTTTGTTTTGGAGTTAATGGGCTGATCTTTCGCATTGAAAACTTTTGATTTAAAATACCGACCATATGATCCATTTCTCTTTCTTGTCTACGCTTTTCTCTCTTAGATAATCTACGCTGCTGTGTTGCCATGAAACCTCCTTACGAATGAGGAAAATTTTTCGTTTCCTATCGTATGTTTATTGTGTTATCTTTATGAACTTTTGCTTTTTGTAATACATCACGAAAATTATCATCGGGTCTACGGACACCAATGCGTACCGAGTCAACGATTCCCGGAAATCTCTTAAATATTTGTTTTACGGTGGGGTTTTCTATTAAATATGTCTCGCGTTCGGACATACTCATAATCTTATCAAATTGTTCATTCGTTTCTTTGTCTTCAAAACTATAATGAGGCATTAAGTCTCCTTTAAAAAAATAAAAAGGCGATCCATACAGAATCGCCTTAGCATAATATAACTAATCTGTATTACCTTTATTTATACAATCATTTCGTAAATTTCCTTCCAATTTGCAACTTTTTGTGCCAAACCGACATAATCTTTATTGTGTTCATGTTCGATGAGTATCGAGTTTAGACCAAGTTTAATTCCAAGGTCCGCGTTCTCTGGCTTATCTTCAACCCAGAAGCAGCCAGTGTCACGGTAAGGCTCAAGGGCTTCATCCTTATCTCCACCGCATTCAAGGCAGATAACTTCCTCAAAAACCTTTTTGCCAAAAATAGCTTCAAGATTTTTTGTACGAAGTTTACCTGCATACTTATCAGTAGACAGAGATGTAATGCAATGGAATACATAGCCGTGATCTTCGTGAAGTTTGCGTACGTATTTAACAGCATCTCGGAATGGAGTTAGCCATCCAATTGCGGCCGATGTATTAAAGTATTCGCACATTTGCTTTGCTTCTGAATAAGGCATATTAAATACTTTACCCATATCATATTCTTCATATGAAAGCGGAGTATGACCTCGTGCTTCCATCCATTTATAAAAGGAATATTGCCAATCGAGCAATACACCATCACAATCTACGAGGATTAGTTTTTCATTTAGTTTCATATTATAGTCTTTCTTAACTTATGCCGCGAAACGTGCTACGATACCACGTTCGTCGGTCTTATACATTTTTCCACGAGACTCATATACGAATGAATATTTTTGAGCGCGTGTTTTATACGATACAAGTTTTTCACCTGCTTTATTTTCCATTTTTAAACCAAGACGTTCGGCCTCCATTTGAAGAATTCGATCAGTCATAGTAACCGCACCTTTTACTTTTGCTTGGATTTTAATGTTAACTTCAGCGTCTGAATAACTCATGTTTCCTACTAAGATTTCCAAATTAGTTTCGACGCCATATGCATCAAGCAATGCTTGCATTTCGTTACGAAGATTGCGAAGAGTTGGTTTGTCGAATTTTGTTACTTTAGTCATGATGTAGTCCTTTTCATTTGATATATACAATCTATCTGATTCGCGAGCAAATGTCAATAGTTATTATGCAGTTACCTCATTTAAATTCATTTCAACTTCTTCCCAGCGGCGGTGCCAGTAAGAAGTATGCGTGTCTGTATAAAGCCATGCCTCCCCATCAAAGAAGTAAAGATAATCAGCACCTGCGTGGTTATCGCCACACTGCAAGAATACCTTTGGAGAATCATATTCAACAGCAAGTTCGTTATGTACTGCTTCAACTACACTTTCATATAAGTTAGACTTGAGACTTGAAAGGTAACCTGAGTTGGCGACAGCTTTTGCTTTTTCTGAGGTGTTGTAGCTTTCAACCAAAAGACGGCCGTTATAAGCAAGGTAACCATCGTAATGGCAGTACGTTGCAGTAACTGAGCCGTCTTCGTTGTAGTAGCCGATCATTGATGAAGTACCCATAGTATTGATTCCTTTTGTTTTACCTTATAGAATCAATATACGCTATTTGTACTCAAATGTCAATAGTTAATATGAAAAAGAATTATGGTTTTTCGTTTTCGTCGAAAATAGAAGATCTTTCCTTTGCTTTTTTACGGCGCTGGTTTTGGATATTCATTTTTTGCTTTTTACGATCATAATTTTCATCATCATCGTCCCATTCATCATAATCTTCTCTAAATTTTTTGAACGATTTAGCCATTTTCTTTCTCTTTTACTATTGCTGTAATTAGGCCCGGGAATGCTTCTATCACAACTGCCTTTGGCAATCCCTTAATTGGTTTTTGGGCAATCATTTTACATAACAAATCTGCGTCTTTATCGTCAACGTCTTGTAACAAACTGATAAAAAGGTTTTCTCTTTTTACTTGGTTTAGGTTATCATAGCCTCCACCCTTTATAAAAATACGCAAACGCCTTGCTTCTTTAAACAACATTCCTTCAACGTCAAAATACCCGTTCTTTTTCCAAGGGGGTGGAACACTAGGAATTAAAAATTCAACACTTTTATCGTACGTGTTTTTAAGAATTGTTCGTAGAGGAACGGTGTCATTTTTTTGAAGCCATGCTATTTTTTCCTCTTTTGAGTCAAGTTTGCACGCCTTGTTAATAATTTCAGATAATGATAATAACATTAAAAATCCTGTATGTCAGTAATTAAGTTTTTTAGTTTCTTTTGTACGAAATAGTTAAATAGTTTAGATCTTCCAAATTCTTTTTCAATAGCATATTCAGAAAGAATTATATCTTGATAATTTTGCGGAACTTTAGAAAGATCAATCATAAGAGTATTACGATCAAACCTAGCCTTTGTTTGAGAATCCATTGATTCTGGATTTTCAGTAAAGTTTGCAATTCTTTTTGCTGTCATTGGCTTTTGGCGATCGCCAATTACTATACAGTTATCAGCCGATAGAATATTTGGAACTCCGTCGCCAACATCTCCTTTTAATACATGTTCTCGTAAATATTTATCAGGATCGGAATTTTGAATCCATTTCTTACGAACAGGATCGTATTGTTTTACGTTTGCATATTTGTGCAATTGTTTAAAATCATGGTCGCCAGATAAAATAAGAAATTGCTCAGCTCCAATGTTTAGCTCGGTTCCATATTTGTGTAGTACTGTTCCAATTACGTCATCTGCTTCGCAATGGTCAATGTGAATTACTTTATATGGAAAGTATTCCTTTAGCTCAGAGCGAATGTTGTTTATGATACCAAACAGGTGGTTCCAATCTAATTCAGACTCATCACGGGTTTTTTTACGCGCTGCCTTGTAGTATGGAAAGCTTTCACGCCTCCATGATTTTTGGCCGTCAGCGCAAATTACAATTTCACCAAATTCTTCGTGAAACTTTTTTCGATTTGATCGAATAGAATTAAGGAACATGTGACGTAAAAGGTTTTCATCAACGTCAATGTTGTGGTGGTTTCCAATGCTAGCAAATAAAGATGCCAACATTACTTGATTAAAGTCAATTAAAATAGCCATATTATATTGTTTCTTTCATATCTGTATTGTACAGATCTATATTAATCTAAAAGATCGTTAATGTCAATAGATTCTTCATCCATATCTTCCTCAATAACGAAATCTTTTGCAAAATCTTGAAGTGTATGATGAATTTTATTAGTATGCAGATGTAGTGATTTGATTGCTTCTAATAAAAGTATAATCGAAGGAAAATACTCTTCTATATTGTCGTCAAATTTACACCCAGATCTTACCATTTCAAGAAGAACTAAATTCCACAATTGTTCAGCAACGTCGGTTGAAAAGCTAATTCTATAATCAGCTAGTTTTTCAGCCAATTCTTCAGCTGATTGTGGTGGTGTATCCAATTTGATTTTTGGAAAGGAAATGAGCTCGCCCAATTATAAATGCCTCAATAAGTTATTCCAAGAGTTAGTAAAATTATTTATACTATTTTTAGGAATGAATAGGCCGCGGTGGCGGAACTGGTAGACGCACACGACTCAAACTCGTGC